GTGTAGCCGGAACGGTCGAAACCAGTTGGCTCCGTCCCATACCCAATGATCTTCCAATCGCTGACATTGTAAGAAGGGAAACTGCCGCTCGAGAGAGAACTGCAATCACTCAAGGCCAGAGATTCTCTTGTGCATATGCAATTCGATCCGTCGCCATCCGAATTGTCGGGGTTGCAAAAATCTTGGCCGCTCTTGTCGCAGATGTAGCCGATGAAATCCAACTTGCCGCAACCCAGTTCCCCGATTGGAGGGGTGTTCCTTGCGACAGAACCCAACGAGTCG